ATCTAAAGCTTTTATATGATCTTGTACTGAATCTTTTAATATAGCTTTTTCTGCATTTTTTAAAGCTTTTGCTGCAGCTGCGTCAGCATTTTCATCAGCTTTAACTCTATTGATCATTGTATTCATCTTAGAGATGATGGTTCTTTTAGTCTTTGGCTCAATACTTCTTTCATTACCTTCATCATCAATTAACTCTTCTTCATAAGCTTCAAAAGCATCTATAGCAGCTTCTGCAGCTTCAACACCATTTTCTTCGAGTTCTCTTTTAAATGTGCCCAGGATTAATTCATAGTCAGCCAATTCTGATAAATTATTTAAAGTTGTATTAACTTCAGCTTCATCTAAAAGGTTTAAAGTGACACCCTCTTGTAATGCAGCTTTTATTTGCATCATCTGATCTTCACCACCTTCAATATCGCCTTTAGCAAATAATTGCAGCGTCAGCTCTTTAGCTAATTCAACACCTTGGGTAATCGTAGCAACTTGAGCTTTTTGCTCTTTCTTCATGAAATCTTCACCAATTCTTATCGTTCCATTAGAAATGGCGGTATTAATATCAGCTTCTGCTAAAGCTCTCATACTTGGATCTACTTCAGCTAATAAGCCTTTTTTATAACCAGCTGATAATTCTTGAAAGGCTGCAACATCGTAAGGGTTCTCCATTTTTATCCTGGAGATATTTTCATTAATGTCAATTTTGATCTGAGCTGCGTGAGCCAGTTGAGCGCCAGAGTTAAATGCCCTGGATCTAATTGTTGAGTTATCGCTAAGATCTAAACCACCGATCTTTCCACTGGCAGCTAATTGACCAGCTTGTTTGCCTTCAATTTGAGCTTGTTGAGCTTCCCGATCAAACTGTTGATTTGAAAACTGACGCAGCCGATCAGCTAAAGAGTTTAAATTGTTAGCTTCTGCTTTAGATGTCGGAACTGCCTGGGCAGCTTCAGATCTTTGGTATCTTGTTATTTCAGCCATATTATCCTATGTTGCTTGAAGTCTGAGCAGCATTCAATAAGGTGTTAGCAGCACTTGCATAACCATAGCGCCTGGCAGCTTTTCCTTCTTCTAATAATGATTGTCGTTTCATAGCCAGGTTAGCTGCGCCCATATCTTGATCGTATTCAAAAGTTTCTTGATCTTGATTCATTAAGTTAAGTGATGATCCTTCAAATGCTCGAATACCTTGAGCACCTCTTACAGCGTTTTGGGTAGCTAATGCAGCTACTAATCGTTTCTTTCTTTGGATCTCTTTATCCTTTGCTGCAAATGTTTCTCTGTCAGCATCTCTTTCAAAAGCTTGTTGTTTAGCTCGACCAGCTTGAATACTTGCACCAGCACTAGCTATTGCCAATAACATTCCCATTACGCTTCTACCTCTATAGCTAATCCAAGCACTGTCATTGGTGTCGGATCTGTTTGAGTGATCGTGACCTGGGCCAGCTCAGTCCACCCTAATAAATACATTTCTTTCAACCCAGTGTAAGCTGTTGGTGCGCTATCTAAAGACATACCAAAGTTACGATCTATAAACCGATCTCCATTAATACTCATACCCAGAGATTGATAAACATTAGGTACAACTTTAACAATTCGTTTTTTCCTGGTGAGTGTTGGTCCATCCTGGAAATCCATGTTGATCGGCATGGTTGTAACTGTTGTTGTGTAGTCCAGGCCAACTTCAATAACTGTTGCTGTTTCTGCCAGGGTAATTGCTCCGGACGCTGGAGTCGCATTTGATCTTACTTCGCCATCTGCTCTAACGCGTGATGCTTGCCCATTTAAGTGAGCTAATCCAGTAACCGCAGTTCCTGGTGATCCTAATGTCACTGTTTTATTTGCGTCGGTATAAGTTGAGGAATCTAACTGCTCCAGGAACCTAACTACTGATCCATTAATCGTGCGTTTAACAACAAAGTAAACTTCATCTACTACAACTGCTACTGACTCGATTTCGCCAAAAGTAGTCCATTTAGTCCAGCCACTAACTTCTTGAGATCTTAATGTGTTATAAACTGCTAATGAGCCATCACCATTGACGAAATAAACGTAGTTCGCATCATCATTGGCAGTACCCTTTAAGACGTCCATATCGACCGGAGAATTGAGCAAATGCGAAGCCAACAATGAAACTGTACCTGCTGTATAAGAATCCTCATTGTAAGAAAATAAAAACTCTCTAACTGATTTACCAGTACGATCTACAAAAATAACAGCACCATCAATATTTTTAGGTGGAACTGCTCCAGATCCAAATAATGTTTCACGTCTGACTGCACTTTTTGCTGGTGTAATAGGGGAGTCTTGCATTGAAAACTCACCACCAGTTGTAAATATTTGTAAATGTCGACCAGAATAAACAGCTGTAATAGCGTTGACTTGATCTGTATCTAATGTGACATCGATACCTTCATCATCTAAAGATGTTCCAGCAGCAAAATTATAGAAATCATTGGTTATAGATCCCCATAAAGTTTGTGGTCTTGATAAGGATCCGCCAAACCATAAACGTGCCTGGAAGAACGTGGCGCTTTTTGGCCATCCTCTAGTGCCGGACCATACATCTTCAGTGCTTGTAACAATTTCATTATCATCATGAGATGTTGCTGTTGTGTTACCTTCTCCTCTGGTGCAGCCAGTAAAAGTTGTGCTAGTTTTTCCAGTGTAGCTAATAAGTTCATTTTCAATATATATTTTTCCACTACTATTAAAACTACTTGTGCTATCTACTCCAATTGTTGTGGCTGAATCGTTAAGTGATCCAGATAATAATGTTGACTCACCTTCAAAATCAAATTGAGGAATATTGCTTAAACTAATGGTTGATAGTGTCCAGGAAGAATGTGATCCTCCTCTGACTAGCTTTCTAGGCGCATGATCTTTGTGGACCAGGATCATGGTGTCAGCTGATTGTGTCCAGGAAAATTCAAATAATTGAGCAGTCGTGTAAGGTGTTGTGACATTTGCCTGGTGAACACCATCTTTATAAACTGCAACACTCAGATTAGTAAACACTAATAGATAAGTTTGTTCTACGTTAAAAGCAAAAGAAGCTAACCTGGCTTCATTATTTGATGCAGTGCCAGCGATGTATTTAAAGCCTGGACGACGTTTTATACCGCCTTGTGGCATTGTTACTACGTTCTCAGCAACTTCAGCGCCCTGGTAAAAATGTTTTAGATCTGTCCTGGAAGCAAGACGTGGATCCAACACACCAGATACAAAAGAAGTCTGCAGCGTAATAACTTTTGGCATTACTGGCGGGCCTCAATAAATGGAGAATCGACAATCGCTTTTGTTGGTCTTGATTGTGAATCGGTAAACCTGGCTCTTTTTAAATTGTAATCAAACATGCGACGATACTCTTCTGCTTTATTAGAGTTGTCAGTGATCGCAATAGCAAAGACTGAAGCTAGAAGGTACTCTAATATTCTTTGAAAGTAAGCGGGCATTTCTGCTTCTGGTGCTTGATAAACATAGTCCAGATCAACAGTTTGTGAATTTGTATAAAGCTTATCCTCATAGATCTCATAAGCCATGTTTGGATAAACGGAAGTTGCAATAATATAATCAGCGGGAAGCTGGTAAGCATAATCCCAGGTATTAACTGGAGTAGCTACTAATTGCGATAAAGTGACTTTAGCTGAAGCAAATCTCCAGCGATGTTGTGATAACAGATCCTTGTAAGTTGTTTCGTATAAAGCATCTGCAATGTTGGCTCCGGCTCCACCATCTGTGAAACTAGCGATTGAGCCATGGCCTATCAAATTTAATGCGTTAGAACATATCTCAATTGATGTTGCCATAATAATTCCTTAAAAAAAATGGCAGTACCCCATATTGGAATACCGCCATTCGGTTACAACTAATTACTCTTGCCAGAAGATAGAAACAAGTCCATCTGCATCGCGAACAACAGCACCAGCTTTCATCATTCCGTTACATAACCATGATGTTTTCTGAGGAACCCAATCTACTTTCGCAGTGATTTCCATTCCAGTTGCTAGTCCAACTGCTGAAGAATGCCAAGCAAAACCTTCACGAACACTTGAAGCAAGATCAAGTCCGCCTTCCGCGCGTGATTCAATAACGTGGAATTTGAAACCCATGAAAGTGTCTAGCTCGCCAGATACCAAAGAACGAACTGAGTTGTAGTCAGCGCTTTGTACTTGAGTTACACTTAATAGATCCTCAAGACCAGCTGCTGATACTGCGATGTGACGATCGCTCGATGGTACTCC